GTCCAGCCTCGCCGACCATAGAGAAGGTAGGTTGAGTCACAACACCACCGGATGCTAACTCTTCGACCAGTCCAGCCGCGCCTCGCCCAACAGCCGCCCCTTGAGAAATCATGCGCCCTGTTGGTGTCGCCATTACCGCATCTCTAACCATTGAGCCTGGAGATTTAGGAATGAACCTTTTAATGAACGAACCCGCTCCTTTCAGTTTATCTAACTTCGATATAATAGACGCGAATAATTTATTCAAAAGTCTAAACGGCGCGGTGACAAAGCGAGTAATTGAACCTGCGAATCCTTTGAACCCACCAGCGACTCTTGACATTAACGAAGCCAAACGAGGGAATCGTGAAGCAAACATAGCCAACCTACCACCAGCCTTCCCTATACTGAAAATGAAGCCACCGCCTAAGAAGAAAGATAGGTCATAGAGTATGTTCAACACTTTATCCAGTGGCTCGAAGAATCCACCGAATACATCTCTAAGGATTCTAAACGCAAGAGTGACTGGGAATAGAACATTCAGAATTGGCTCTAAGATGTCGCGTAGTGCGGCGAATAGAGAAGTTCCAGTATCGGTCACGCCGATTAAGTCAGTGAAGACATTTACGAGCGACATTATACCGTTAACGAATTGGAATACTGGTTGCAGTAAGGCTACCATGATTTTGAAAGTCATAGCGAGAGCAGGCATGATTCTAATTATTGCTTCAACTACATTCAGAATCATTGGTATGGTGGAGACTAAGATGCCGATAGTCAATTTCAGATTTTCAGCAAACAGTTTAGCCAACTCTTCCAACTTAGGTCTGTTGTCATCAACTATTTGTTTGAAGCCGCTTGCTACGCCGTCCAACACTCCCTCGAACCGTTCTCCATCTTTTGTCATTCCAAACAAATGTTTGACGAAGATTTCTCCAACTGTAATCATCTCTTCCGACAGTTTAGACAGTGCTACTTTCATAGACTCGAAAGGCGATTGCTTCAATGTCTGAGAGAACTCTTCCGTCCTACCAGTTGCTTTCTCGTTAGACGCAACTAATTCCTCGAATGCTTCTCTTTGTGACAATAGAGATAGCGCGGCTGTTCCACCACGAACTCCGAATATCTCCAATGCTTGAGCGGCAGTTATTCCGCCTGCTTCCATCTGTCTAAGCATTTCCGTTAATGAGGTAAGTCCGGTGGTCTGCATCTCAACGGTCTTCGTTAACTCGTCGCCTCGCTTCTTCAACTCGGCTTGTTTAGTAGCCGCCTGTTCTGCGGCGGCTGACGCAATTTGTAAGTCAATTTCTCTTTGTTGCATTTTCACGGACAGGTTGTCATTCGCAAGTTCGAGTCTTCTGATTCTCTCGATTTCATCATCGGTAAGTTCTCGATTCTGACTTGCCGCTCGCAATCTAATTTGAGAGATTGCTAAGGAGTTCCTTCGTTCTGATAATGACAAATCACTCAACGCATCTTGTAGTTGTTTGACTTCCATTTGGAGTTGAGCAGTAATTCTCTCCGTGACTTTCATCTGACTCATGGTCGCTTTCAACGCAACATTAGCCGCTTTACCTGCGTCCGAGAGGACGAATATGTCAAGTCCTAATTCATTGATTATCTTCCTTGCGTCGAAGGTTGGTTTGAGCAATTTGTTAATCGCCATACGCAAACCAGTTCCGGCTACTGTTCCACGCAAACCTGCATTTCCTAAAGCACCGATAGCGGCCGCAGTCTCCGCAATTTCGATACCTGCGGCGGCGGCAACGGGCGCGCTGAACTTCATTGCTTCTCCGAGATTGACTACATCCACATTCGCTTTTGTGAATGTGTTAACGAGAGTGTCAGTCACCATGTCTAAGTCGGCCATTTCCAACCGGAATGCTTTGACACCTGCAACACCGATGTTGGTTGCAGTTTGAATATCAATACCACCAGCAATAGAAAACTTGACCAGTTTATCTATTACCTTGTCATCAATCAATTCGCTGTAAGATACACCAGCAATAGCAAGGACTTCCGTAGCCTGTGCGGCTTGAGCGGCTGTGAACCTGGTAGCCGCCGCAATGTCTCTAATCTCTCTTTCAAGATTCGACGCTTGGTCAGCAGTCGTTCCCATAACCGCTTGAGTTCTGACGAGAGTATCTTGGAAATCAATAAACTCCATGCTTGACTTACGGAAGAGTTGAGCCGACATCGTAGCACCGAGAAGGCTCGCACCAACTGTGAGTGCCTTGAAGTTCGCATTCAACGCAGTTCCAAATCGGGATGCTTTACCACCCGCCATCAGCAAACCGCGTCCTACATCGGACATTGCTGACTTGAACTGAGAAGCGTCGGCGGTGACTCTTGTGTTAATGGTAGTCTCCGCCATCTATTCATCTCCGTCCTCGTGTAAGTTGTTGCGCTCTCGCTTTACGCTCCGCTCGTTTGTGTGAATCGTGTTCTCGACGGTTTTTCACCGAATAGGCGGCGACGAGGAAGCGCGCGTCGCGTGGGTCGAGGTTTCTCCAGTCGTTTGGAGTCATCCCTAACTCACAAAGTAAGTGAAAAAGAAATTGACCTTCGTCCGAGTCGGCATACTCTTCAATCACTCTAAAGGGTTTGTCATAGACCCCATGATTAACTGAGTTAGTTCCCCGATTAAGGTTAGAGGAAGCCTGTTGAACTTATCCAAAGTTAGGCTTGAATCGCACTTTAACATCATCTCAAAGACCATTAAGAATCCGAGCCTTTCGGTTCTTTCTTCCTCACTTAGTCCTCTAAGTTCGGGGTTAGCCTTGAGTCCGTTGTATTCGTTGACGGACAGTGGTAATACCTGTATTTCGTCAACCCCTATATTCAAGGGTCTTACATCCACAACTACTGGTTCTGAAGCCTTTTCTAATGCAGTGTCAAGCCAACTCATTTCATTCACCTATTCAGGAATCATTCGCGGTGAAGGACCAACTCAAGCCTTCAAAAGACGCGTTGATTAGCAACGGTCCTTCTGCTCCGGCTTCCATGCCTTCTATCGCCAGGTCTGTGAATACACAGTTTGAGAGTGTGAATACTTCTGTTCCGCTTGTTGTTGCGACTGCCTGTGTTCCGGCGGCGGCAAAGCGAATCTCGAACTCTTCATCGTTGGTTAACATTGATTGTAGTTCTTGGCCCTTCAATCCCCATGCGGCGGATAGGCTTCCAGTGACGGACTTTAGTCCGCGTGTGTTAGCGGTAGCGTATGACGAACCGAGTTCAGTATATTTTCCAGTAGCGGCGGCAAGAGTGAAGTCGCCACTGACATACCCTACTAACGCACCAGTTGTAGCACCCGAAGTGCGGATGGATGCAGTGACACCTGTAAAACTATGTAGGGCCATTGAGCCAAACCAGCCCAAAGGGGGGTATTAACTAAAGCGGTTGCTTAGAAAGAGACGGGTCAGAAGTTCGGCACTCCATTTTCGTCATACTGCCTTTCCATTAGTGCAATTCCGAGCGCGACTTCTAAGCAGGCGGAGCAACGGTCTTCATGGTTAACAAAGCCTTGAAGTGTTCTGAGACTGTGGTAATTAGAAGATAGAGGACTGCGCCCGAAGTCAGAAATGATTTCTCCCCAGCGTGTGTCATGACCGATACAGGTTAGCGGTCCTTTGAATGAGTTGTCAACATTAACTACGGAACAGCCGCAAACAGTCACTCTATGACCTTCGTCATTAGTTCCTTTGCGGAGTAAGTGCAGTGTGTCTGAATGAGCGTCGTAGTCGCTCATGTAGTGCGTGGTGTATTGGTAAGCATATTCGGGGTTGGTTATGTTGCTCATGTTTAAGCGGAAGGGGTTTGCCTATATAAAGTTTAGGTTATCAGTAATATCCTCGATTATCCCAGCGTCGCTCGGTCTGAATACGGATGAGAATACGCGGCTTCACTTTCTTATCGAAAGGGTCTATCGCATAGTAGCCAGGCTCGCGCTTCTCGTCTCTCTCCCGAATGCAAAGGTCGCATAGATGCTCAGACAAACGATTGTGTCTGTTCGTTGATGTCTTCTTTAGTCTCTCAACTACTTCTTGTCTATCGTCCTTGTATGCTACTACAATTTCACACGGTCGTCCATGCGTGGCGCACTTACACCCGCACTTCATAATTGAGCCACCGAGTTATGTCCTAACGGGTGTGGAGTCTCGGCGGCGGTTCTCAATATCTTCTCAACTTGAGTAGTGATTTCGTTCCAGTCGAAGTTCTGTTCTGCAAACTTCCTGGCCGCCTTTCCTTTCTTACTACGCAACTCCTTATCAGTAGCCAACTCTAACATTGCTTCTGACAACTTCACGACATCAACCAAACCCATGTTAACTCCCCACTTTGGTCCAGTAATGAAAGTCGAACATTCGACCAGTAGTCCTCGTTCCTCGTCAGCACCGATGAGTTCCGGTCCAGTTGAGTTATCCGGCAATATACACGGTATGCCGCATCCCATTGCCTCAGCAGTAGGCACACCGAACCCTTCTCCACCAGTAGCCAGTATATGCACATCCGAGATACCGTATAGTCCGGCCATTTCGTCTTCACTTAGACCCTGCAAAGGATTCTCCGATTGGTCACTGAAAATTACATTGTTTTTGAGGCCAAAAGATTCGACCAGTAGGGGTAAATCCCATCCACCCATTCCGAAGGAGTCAGATGGGCTTCCACAGTGTATAATCAGCCCTACACTGTCGGGGTCGGGATGCGATTCTAACATCAAACGGAATGCTTCGAGTAATCTCGGTTGTTGCTTCCTATTGGTGTTCTTTCCTACGGATAGGAATACTGTTTCCCATGTGATACCCAGTCGTTGTCTAAGTAGCAGTTTCTCCGAAGGCGGCAATGGTTTGTATGTCTTCAAGTCAACACCATGATACAGGACTTCCCCAGTGTTTCCTTCCAGGTATCTATCCATTAAGGGGTCGCGTAGGGATTGCGGGGCTGTTCCTTCCGAACATAGCCAGTCCACGAACCCTTCCATCTGTTCCTTACCGTAGTTAGCCATCCATAGTGGTGTGTGCATCATCTTGATGATGTCCTTCCACTTGTATGATAGTGGGTAGCCATCAACAGGCATATACGCAATGTAAGGCACACCCCTTCTGTTTGTCTCAACGACATTATTACCACAGAACCAAACATCAATGAGTGTGAATACAACATCGGGTTGGAGACGGTCAATGGTAGCACCCATTACGGTGTTCCCGTCCTGTGATACCTTCTCTCCGCCGTATTGATTGATTCCGGCGTGGACGAGCGTCCATCCTTCTTCGTGTTTGAAATCCTCTCCGTTGTAATCCCAGCCCATGACATAGACTTCGTGACCGCGCTTAACTAAGCGTTTGCATATCTCTCTTGTCACCTTACCATACCCAGTAGGACGGGTTGGTTGCTCAGAACCCCATAGGATTCGGAGTTTCTTCGACTTCTTTTGCTTGGATTTGCGCTTCGCCATGAGAATATCGAGACAGATTGGGTTTTAGAACCATGCGGAAGAAAACCTACGGAGTGAACTATACTACATATTTCGACCTAAGCGTCGCCGTAGTTTTCTTGTTCATTGCATACTGCAAAGTTCCACTCCCACCTTGAACAGAATAAGAAGTTGAATCCAAATCAAGTCGAGTTCCACTGTTGGTTAGTTTGGGTGTTGTGACACCGCCAGTCTGACCCCATCCTGGTCTAATGACACCGAGATGGCCTGGCGCGACAGTGCGGAGATTCATGCCTGTGCCGTCTGAGTTCACGCGCGCATACGCCGCCGGACTACCCGTTCCCGTTCCATCAATCCAATTACTCGTCTCGGCGGCTAATGTAATCCATTCATCAACATGGACTAACCATGTTGGATTTTGAAATGCTAACCGTAATGTCTCGTAGCGGCCGTAGTCCATGCACTACGAATAGCGATTCGGTTTAATTGAATAGTCCTTGAGATAGATTTCGTGCTTGGCCTTTCTTTCGACTCGCGTCCGTTTGATTTCTTTCTCCTTGATTGCTCGACGCTTCTCATAGTTATTCCAATGTTCACCATACTTTTCTTTGAGCAGGTCATCCCACCCTTGATGCGTCGGGTCTAACTTCTTGCACTTAGGACAGGCTTTGATTTCGTGTAGCCATTCTTCGGTAGCAACCCACTTTTCGGGGAAGCCCCGCATCTCAGCACCACATATATTTCGTTCACGAGGCCATGTTCCCTCTATCTTATGTCGGACAGGTGGTTTGCCTTTCGGTCTTCTCCCCATTACAACGCCTCGTGTCCTTCGGGGAGATGCTTTGCCCTGCGGTCTTGCATATTCTCTAAGAGTTTGCATATTTCGGCTGAGGCTTTATTGAAGCGGTCTTCGCTGTGTTTGTCAGTCACGATGTCTCGTTTGACATCTGTTAGGTCAATGCTCGTCAGAATGTGTTGTAGGATTTCCCACTCAGCGTGTTTGATACTTGCCGCTCTCATAGTCTCAAGAGGGGCTTGGCCTATATAGGACTTACTCTATCTTTCTTTGGTTTGCGTGGTGTTGCCTGTGATGATTCGCACACAACACTTGACACTTGTCAATTTCTGCTAAGATACGCTTTCGACTATACCCTTCATTCACCATCTGAGAGACGGCCATGAACTTCGTATGCTCTTCCCTGTGGTGGAAGTCAAGAACGGACGGTGGGTGTCCGTGACCGCACTGTTCACAAATGAGAGTTTTCTTGTATTCTAAGAACCACTTTTTCAACTGCTTCTTTCGCAATTTGACGCGTGAACGAATAAGATTCCTGTTGCGGTGGTAGTAATGACGCTGGTATTCTTTGTTATATTCAGCGCGCCTCACAGGGTCTTTGTAAGGCATCTGAATAAAGCCCTATCAAAGAGGGGTATTAACTGTGATTTGTGTTGGAGAATGGGTTAGAGCAAAAGGCGGTCCGAGCAGTGTCATCCATGTCCTCTCAAAGTAGGCCCGTCCGAGTCAGTCTTTTCCGCCCTTTTGCTCTATACTGTGCGAGGGGGTTAGGGTATATAAGAGTTAGGGTATATCACTTACTCTTGTATTCGGCTGAGTTGAATAAATCGTCAAGCATTTCCTGGCGGGTCATGCTACCCATGACGCCTAAGCGTTGTTGGTAGTGCCTTGAACCTGCGAAGTCAGCCTCGCGTCCTAAGACAGCAAGGTAAGCGGCTTCGACGAAGTCCTTGACGCTCATTGCTTCAAGGTCAGTCGAAGGTAGGTCCATGTTATTCTTTGACACCTTGACTTCCTCAACTGCTTCTTCCTCAACTGCTTCTTCGGAAGGGTATAGATGAGCGGTCAATCGCTCAACGAGAACAGATTTTTTGCCGTCAGTAGCAAGTCCGTTTTCCTCGCATAGCGAGACGAGTTCGGCTTTCAATAGACTGGATAGGTCTTCCATAACCACTCAACCATCGAATTAGGCTCTTAACTGTCTTGGTTCAAACCCCAATGAATTAGTTTAATCGTGCCGTTTGTGAAGGCGTCGCGTAGTGTGACTGAATCGCACACTTCGTCTTCATGATTCGCCCCGACTGGTAAAATTGCATACAGAACCCTATCCCCAGCAACTTCCGCTAAGTAAGGAGTCTCGTTGTTTATCGTGCCGTTGACCAGGAATAGGTAGTTGAATCCGTCTTCGTTGTGAAGAATCCTCTTGTCTTCTATCGTGCCGTTGAGCCAAAAGCATTCGCCGTCTTCCCAAAAAAACATCGAAGTTGGGTATGTGGCTGGCGTAGTTAGAATCATTCCAAAGCACCCCGATTGCGCGACCAATAGGGCCACGAAGTAGGGCATGAACGCCGCCTTTTCCACCATAAACTTCGCATAGATACGAGGTTATTGGATAAGGGGCTTGAACCCTTATGCGGCTATGGTGAACTCGAAGACTTCTTCGCAACAGTCACAGTCAACCCACTGGTCCAATACTTCGTCCATGCTGTGACCACACGGCCCAACCAGTTCTTCGCCTATGTCAAGATACACTATTCCGTCTTCTAACAATTGTATTCGTATGTCGTCTCTCATTGTTTAACGCGAGAGGCTTAGGGTATATAACATTTAGGTTATATTACTCACTCATTCCAACGAATCAAGATATTATGGTGAGACTGGTAGCCGATGCAGTCACCTTCCGCATCACCACCCATGCCCTTCTTCGGACTTTCGAGTTCAATGGCTTTCACCGAATCCGACCGGAACATCTTGACAAAGTGATAGTCTGAACCATCAACTCCTTGCCCTGTAAGGTCGGGGCAAGTAAGGGCGCGCGTATTCATTAGGTCAGTGAACTTCTGAAATAAATCCCAATGTTTCGCTCTCGTTGGAGCATAAAGTGTGACTACAAAGAATTGAGATACAGTCTTAGGCATGGTTGTTGCACCCGAAAAGTGAGAATCTTCGGATTCACCATACGAAGCCATGATTGAGATTTGGTATGTTTTCTGTCGCTTGAACTCTAACCACCCAGTGTTAACTACGGGCGTCCATACTCCGTCGGGAGATACCAGGTGGTCCGTAATGAGAGTCTTGAGCATTGAATGTGGGTCGGTTGTTGGAACTCCACTATCTGTAATCGCCATCTTGATTACCTCGTCCGCGTGGTATCATAGATGCCGTATGTCGATACACCTACGAGAGCCATACGCTTCACACGGTCGAGCATCTCTTTGTATTCCTTCTCGGTTGAGGCCAACAGGGGTCGCCAAAACGCCTTCATGCGCTCGGTGCAGTTCTCATCATTGAGTGCCGCTCTCGCGCACTGTCTCGCTACCAACATTATGGTCGCCATCTTCGCTTCTATTGGTGCGGTCGCCTTACCTGCGGTGTATGTCACCTTGATGTATTGCCGTAGGTGTTCAGCCTTAGCAAAATGAAATCTAATGATACCAGCGTCAGCGTCGTCGAGCCACCAGTCGTGAGTCGCGCGCTGTCTTCCTTCATCCAGTGTAGTCTCATTACCATTCGAGTCTATGGTGACAACGGATGATACAGACACCACTGGGCGTTGAGCCAATGTGATGTGTCGTGTGCCGTAGTATGCGTCAAAGTGTTCTGTATGTGATTCAGTTCCCGCTAACTGTCGTCCAGCGTAAGCATCAACCATGCGTGAAGCATTGGTTATCATGCTCGCTATCTGAGCGTCAGTAGGACCGATACCTTCGGAAAAGTCCACACCTGCATACATCTCAACATCAGCGAGAGTGCAGTAGTCAATCTCAGCCATGCTACAACAGACCCAAACGGGGGTATTAACGGAGTCGTCAAGGCGGGGGCAAAGCCCCACACCCTACAACTTACATTTCACCTGCTTAGACTGTGTTAATGCCTTGTAGTTCGCAAATGGCTGGGCCATAGCGGACTGCAAACGCCACATCTTGCTTTGGAATCAATACGAACCTGTCCTTAGTTGGCTCGTCGTGGAATCCAATGCTGAATCTTCGCTCGGCAACAGTGGAGTTTCCGACCATTGGGCTTCTAACATGGGTTAGAAGGGCGGAAGTCTGAGTGCTGGATGAGCCAGCATCGGAAGTTCCGTCGTATGCCTGGTTGGTTGGGATTACACCAGTTGCGAAGGTGCGGATTCCATAGATTCGTCCTACTTCTCCGTTTAGGATAGTAGCGGCTGGACCATACTTGTCAACAGTCTGCAACTCAGTTAGACCGAGTAGTTGAACCTCAAGGTTTCGTGGAACGATAAACGCCAAATCATCCCTGTTGTCTGCATATACTCCGAGATTGGAGATAGCACTTCGTAGGTGTGATAGAGCAAAAGTTCCGCTAACGGAGACTGCGGATGCGGAAGCGGACTTCCTTAGCCCGTCAAAGACGAGTAGGTAGTCGTTCTTCTCGCTTCCACTGGTGGTTGAGATACCGCCAGTGTTGGTTGAAGCGTTGTAAGCACCCATGATGTTGTCAGCCAATGTTGACTCAGTGTCAGCATTGATGAATAGGTTAGCCTCGTTGAAAGCCAGTCGGCTCGCAATGTCCTCACGGAGAACAGATAGAAGACCCTCAACACCATACGCTACCAGGTAATTTCCGATAGGGATGTTAGCCATCATGGTCTTCAACTCAAGTGTAATCTCGTTGGTTGCATGGCGGCTTTCTGTCGGGGAGTCACCGGACTCAGTGTTTGTTAGAGTCTGCTGGTGGAAGTCAATTGAGCCAGTTAACTTAGGCACTTTGACGATTCTCCTTGACATAGGCATAGCAGGGAGAAGGCTTCTCATGAAGTTTCTCTCATACACCAATTCAATTATTTCTTCGGCAGTTTCGGTCGGTAGGAAAGTTGCGCCAGTAGCCGAAGCCGCGCCAGCGAGGGCCGCTTTGACTCTCTCGACAACATCCGTAAATTGTATTTCTTCGCTTGTCATCTCAATTCCTCTTTTTCAGTTTCAGTTCTCGACCCCTGTTCTGTCCGATAAGCGGCCTTCAAGCCAGCCAGCAAGTCCGGCCATGCCTGGAGTCACGGACGGTTGGGGGTCGAGTTTGGTCACGCCAGTCTTTTCCTTTGGCGGGTATGAAGGCACGAGGGATTTCCTCGCGGCTTTTGCCTTTGGTGCGGGTGCATCCCCTACACGCTCGGCGATTCTCTTAGCGACTTCAGCCTCAATCTCCGCTTCTTGTTCTGCGGCGGCTTTCTCTTCGGTAAGAGATTGAATGGTTGCGTCTCGCTCGTTTAGAGCGGCCTTTAGTTCCTCAGTCTCGTCTATACGCGCGGTCATGTTAGCAACGCTGACTTCGACATCAGTTAGAGCCTTGACAACCTGCATTAGGATGTCAACAGTGGATGGAAGGTCATCGGACTTCTCTTCGACTTCATCAGCCTCAGCGTCGTCTGCCTCTTCCTCGACTTCTTCGTCAGCATCGTCCTCAGCGTCGTCGTCCTCAGCGTCGTCGTCCTCAGCCTCAGCCTCAGTCTCGTCTGTCTCTTCTTCTGCCTCGTCCTCAGCGTCAGTCTCGTCTGCCTCGTCCTCTTCGGACTCATCTGCGTCCTTTGTTTCAAGAGTAGGCTCAAGGACAACTTCCTCAGTTGTCACTGCATCGGAGATTTCAGCATCTTCGAGGGTCTTTTCCTCAATGTCTGCGTCTTCAACAACTACTTGCTCGGAAGTCATCAAACCTACCGAGTCCGATAGGGGGGTATTAACGGAATCGCTTAGTCCGCCCTTTTCCTCAGCCGCCTCAAGAGTGGCTTCGAGAATACTAATTCTGTCGAGCAGTTCTCCGATTACACCCTTCAAATCCTTATCTTCATCGTCGGGTTTGTAGCCTGTTTCGTCCATATCGTCCAAATCTTCGGCTTTACCGAATGTCAAGTAATAATTCGAGTCGTCCTCTTCGATTGCGACAATGTGCTTCTCTTCGGTTTCAACTTCCTTTGAATCACAAGTGCAAGAACTTCCACCACCGCAAGATTTCTCTTCGGCACTACGGAGAACCGTAGCGTGAACCTTCGGCTGTGCCTGGAACTGTCCGGCTTTGTTTGCATCGAATATCTCATCAATGCTGAAATCAACATTAGAAATGTCAGCCGAGAGTAATGATTTCTCGACGGAGAATAATGCACCTGGTGAAGCCGGAACATCAACTACGGAAGTTTCTAACCATTCAATCTCGGTGAATCTCATGTAGCATGAATCTTCATCCTTACATTCTTTCACTGCCGCTTTAGCAATGAATCCGATTGAGAATGCTCGTAGCATACCCTTGCTTATCTTTCGGGTTATGTCCTTCTCGCCACTATCTATACGCGCGACACCGATTGGAACTTCTATCTTAGTGCCGTCGGGTTTCTTGAACTTCCCCAACTGCACATCTTCCATGACACCAATGACTCCGTAAGTCTTAGAGTGGTTATACAGGACTACTGGATTTTTCTTGTAGCCTTCCCATGCGGCCATGATAGCATCGTTGTCAACCAACTCATTGTGTCGGTCCAACATATCATCGTCACCAACATACACTGGTCCTTTGATTCTGACATCAGAAGTCTCATCCTTATTCGCGTTCTTCATGAGAACGAATGGAGTTTCGACTCGATAGAGAATTACTGCTTCCGTTTCATCCCCTTCTATCGAATCAAAGAGCCGATGGTCTTTGATGAGCGTTGCCGACAGC